GAAATCTTCAAAAATCCAATCACTGACGATGGAACTAAGAAATCTGCAACAGGTTTGTTAAGCGTCTTCAAAAACGAAGATGATTTAGCTTACAAATTATACGATCATTGTGATTGGGAAACTGAAGCTAAAGGTGAATTACAGACTATCTACAAAAATGGTCAATTTGAAAACCAAACTACTCTTACTGCAATTAGAGCACGTTTAAAATAATTGAACATGATATTTTTAGCAATTTATATTATAGGTTATTTTGCATCGCTTTGGGCGATGCATACCTATAAAAAGCAATTAGACCTTGACCATTATGATAACACAGATCCAAAAGATTTATGGCCTGATGATTATGAGTCAAATTCTGAAGCTTATACAACTATGAGTTTTGCGTGGCCTTTATTTTGGTTTATGATGATTTTAAAACTGGTTTGGAATGGTCTTATGTTTATCTCAAAAAAATTAGAAAAATGAATAGAAAGAATATAACATTATTAATATTAATCTTCGCAGCACTTGTAACCTTTTTGGTTACAAGTTGTGAAGGTACTGTACAAGTTTCAAATAAACCAGATCCACATCGAATGGAACTTGATAATGCTTCACGCTACTGGGATCAGAATTACAGTGTCTATACTCTTGAAGGCTGTGAATATATTGTTGTTGGCGTTGGTAAAATGCAATGGGGATCTCACAAAGGCAATTGTAAAAATCCAATACATAAAAACACACAAGATGGAAGTAATTAAAGCACCTTTAATGCCAACGTGGAATCTCGACAATGACGTAACAGTTTTCTTAGCAGGTTCTATTGAAATGGGAGCTGCTGAAGATTGGCAATCAGTAATACCTGAATTATTTAAAGATCGAGATGCGTTGACATTTTTGAATCCTCGTCGAGATGATTGGGATTCTAGTTGGGAACAAAAGGAATCTAATCCTCAATTTAGCAAACAAGTAAATTGGGAAATGAACATGTTAGATTTATGTGATATTATCTTTATGTACTTTTCACCAGAGACAAAAAGTCCAATTAGCTTATTAGAACTTGGCTTATATGCTGATTCTACAAAAATGATTGTTTGTTGTCCTGATGAATTTTGGCGTAAAGGCAATGTAGATATTGTTTGTAGCCGATACAACATTCCAGTTTACAATACATTAGATGCGGCAATAGGTAGATTAAGAACAGAATTAAAAGACGTAAAATAATATGAAATCACTAGGACTTATTAATTATGAAGGTGATTGCTTAAGGGCAATCAAAAGCGATAATGCTATTATCATTAAAGATCAATATGGAGAAAATCTAGGTACATGTACAGAGACAGAACTTTTTGCATTCTTTGATGGTGTAATTAGCATTGTTGATAGCAAAGGTAAATCATGGAATTTTGCAGATGAAAGTCGTGAAGCAAAACCAACATATTCTAAGATCTACAATTTCATAAAGGATCTATAAATGAAAGTAATATTTTTAGATATAGACGGTGTACTAAATTCAAATGATTGGTATGTTTACCGTCGAGATAATGTTGCAATGGATTCTGTTAACTCACAATATCCTTTCTATGAATTTGATCCCAGAGCCATAGTTCGATTAAATAGAATCATTGAGAAAACTGAAGCTAAAATAGTTGTAAGTTCTTCTTGGAGATCAGGAGAAACCATTGAAAGTTTACAAAAATTATTGAATTCAGTTGGTGTTATTGGTGAGGTTATTGGTTTAACGCCACATCTGTGGAGTAATAAACCATACGAAGGCATGGATGGTTATAGAATGCCAAGAGGTTGTGAGATTGATTGGTGGTTAGATAATCATGGTGATTTTCAAAGAATTAATTGGAGTAAAGAAGAGCAGATTAAATATGTCGGCGAAGCTAAAGTTAAGAATTATATTATCTTAGATGATGATTCAGATATGCTATATGGCCAACGTGAGCATTTTATCAAGACTCCTCACATGACTGGATTAACAGATGAACTTGCTAATAAAGCAATAGAAATTTTAAACAAAAGTCTAGTTGATTTGTATTATAAAGAAACACAAGCATGAAAGTAATATTTTTAGACCACGATGGAGTTATATGTTTAGCTACGGAATGGGGTGGTCGATATAAGAAGCGTCAAAGAGCTGAAGGTATAAAAGCATCTGATAATGCTAAAGATATGCCATTAGAATATCGTTTTGATAATTTCAATCAAAAAGCTATTGAAATTCTTAATGATATTATTACACAAACTGGAGCAGAGATTGTTGTAAGTTCAGATTGGAAACGATGGGCCAATTGTGAAGAGATGGGAGAATATTACGAATCCAAAGGAATCTGTAAGAAACCTATTGCATACACACCAGATTTAAGTGCATGCACATGGTACAGCGAAAAAGTATTTGTATGGTCACCAAAATGGGATCTAGAACAAACTCGAGCTATTGAGATTAGACAGTATCTAATCGATCATCCTGAAATTACGCATTGGGTAGCAATAGATGACCTCAATATGGGAGCGCCTTATACTGATGCAGATTGGGGTGAAATGGATCGAGAATGGGGACTCAAGAACTTTGTCTTGACACCAAAATCTCGAGAAGGTATTAAACAAAGTGGCATTAAAGAAAAGATCCTAGAGTTTTTGCTCTAGGATTTTTTTTGCTGAAACAATAACAAATTCGCGTATATAAACCATAAACAACCTTATATGAGTAATATTTTAGAACAAGCCAATAAGATTATTAACGAAAGATCTGAAGAGAAAGAACGCCAATATGGTCCATTCGAAGAAGGCATGCGAAGAGCAGCTCAAATTGCAAGTGGAATGACTGGTAAAGAATTCACTGGATCTGATATGTATGCTGCGTTAGTTGCATTAAAATTAAGCAGACATTCTTACAATTACAAACAAGACAACTTATTAGATGCTGTGGCCTATTTAGGTGCATTAGATAATTATGTTGAGAAGTTCGGTTATAAAGACACTGAAAAACCAATTACAAATGAATAATCAAGAGCTTACTTATTTAACAGATTACGTAAAGGACATGGATTCCAAAATTGGTATCTGTTCTTTAGTTGGAAAGATTAGTCCTAAGATCAGTTCGCATAAAGCTGGTTGGTGCTATATGATTGCAAATCAAGTTAGAAATGCAGGTTATACAGACGTAGAAGTTATCACATCAGTTGATACAAGATGGGACAGTTATGATGTAATTCTTATCGATCATGGTATGGAATTCAAAGGTACCTTTAATATTTTTGGTGGTGCTAACGATGATTTATATTACCAACTAATTCGTATTAGATGTGGTACTAGAATGTACAGTTTGCATCATGATATGCCATGTATTGGTACTCTTATTGAGCAAAGACTTAAAACAGGTTCAGATCTTTTTAAAACTCTAGAATCAGAAATTGATCTGCTTAAAGAAATGGTTGTTCAAGGTGATATTCCTAGAATTGATTGTATTGAAAAGACTGATAAACTTTGTTTCGGTGATAGTCACTCATTTAGTCAATATGAAGCTGGTTACATGACACAAAGACACGATGGCTTAACAATGCATGGTGCTTTAAAAAGAGGATTAGATTCTTATGTATATCCTTGGATCAAAAGCTTACGAGTTTACATGGGCAATATCGATGTTCGTCACCATTTGATGAGACAAGCTGATCCTAAGAAAGCAGTAGAAACTTTATTAGCTAACTATGAAGCTGAACTTAAAAAGCTTCAAACTCTCGGAGTAGAAGACATTGAAGTAATTCAAGTTCTACCTATCGAAAATGAATCAAGAGTTTTACCAAAGACTGGTTACTATAAAGGAACACCATTTGCTGGATCTTGGGCAGAAAGATCAGCTCTTGTAAAACAAATAAATAATGGTATAGAATCTATGTGTAAAGCAAATGGATGGAAATGCTATAAGCATCCTGATGTTTACTTTAACTCTGATGGAGAATTAACGTTTGACGTAATGGAACAACCAAAGTCAGTTCATATCTCCAGAGAGTATTACAGATGGGATTTAATTAAAAATGTGCCAAATAAGAATTTGGAAAAAAAGACAATGGCTCTTTTTTAAAAACCGAATAAATAAAAAAACGATAAAATGAAATTATTATATTTTTCTGCCCCATGGTGTATGCCATGTAAAGCATTAGCACCAATACTTGAAAGAGTTGCTCAAACGCAAACTGTAGAGAAGATTAACATTGATGAGCAATTTGAATTAGCTCAAAGCTTTAATATCAGAAGCATACCGACTATTATATTAGTTGATGAATCTAATCAAGAATTAGAAAGAAGCGTGGGTTCAAAGGCAGAAGCATTTTATCACGAATTATTTGAAAAACATAGTAACTAAATGGCAATTCAGACTACCAGATATTACGATGAATTCCTTAGATATTTTAAGTTAGCTGACGAACAGCAAAAATTATGTAATTTAGGTACAACTTCGTATTTAGGTTCTAATATTGGCGATGACTTAATGCATCATGTTGAACTATATGATGTAGTTGAACGTAAGTTTGCTGGATTCTCACAAATCATTAATGACGTATTTTATGGTTGGACACCAGCACATCCTTATTGGGACAAAATGCAACAAGGTATCCACTCTAAATATAGAAAAGAAATTGCAACAAATTGGACAGGTAAACAAGCTGTCTTTGGTTTAGAAGAGTGGCTTTATATTTTTATCTTACACAGAGTTTGTGGATCAGGTATTAATTACGCTCTTAATCCATCAGGTTACCATAATACTTTGCTCAGTCATTTGCACGAGTGCGATAACATAGAGCAAATGATCGAAATAGTTAATAGTCATCCTCACCCGTTCTACACTTCTGTAGGTTATCAATTTCCTGCATTTCCAAAACCACCAGTACCTCAACATTCTGATGATTTGTTTGTGGGCATGAGCGGATTCACACCAAACGCTAGAGTTTATAAAAGAGGTGGTGATTATTATTTAAGTGAATTTGCGCCAAGATTAGCTAGAGAGTTAGCTGCTTTTCTAGAGAACGGGGAACGAAAGACTTTAAGGGAACTAGGAGATTTCATGTTCAAGTGGAATCAAGACAATGGCTTAAGAGTATATCGATTTCAGTATGCTGCTGTGATTGCAGACATAGCTGACTGGTATCCTCAATTTGTTCATCGTGATAGTATGTTCTATTATGGCACTAACGCAGTAGAGTGCATTGGGTACTTAGCAGATCCAATTGGATATAACAATAAAAAGAGTGAACAATTCTTGGATGAAGTTATGAACAAAATATATGCTGACACTGGATCTTTGCCATATAACGCTGAAGATGTTGCGTGCGACTTTATTAGATGGGTTGAAAACTACGTTAAACCTGGAGCTGATTATGCTCATTTAGATTATGACGCAATCTTTTCAAGCTGCGAAATCAAAGACCATCCATTTGGCCGTCAAAAAGCCATGTTAGATATTGGCTTAGTAGAAACGTTCAAAGGAATGACATCACACCCTTCAGATGACAAAATTATTAAAGAAGCTGGAATTTCAGTTGAAGAATATAAACGAAGAGTAAACCAATTTTACAAATGAGAGACTTATTAGAAGCAGAAGAGTTCATGAGACCACCTATGTGTGAAATTGAACCAAAAAAGACTAAAAGGTCACATGTGAATGCTGCGCCTCTTTTTCAACATGACGATGTCGTTTACAATAACATTACATATCCTAACACATCTGAAATTAAATTAAAAGATGGTAAGCCAACTGAAAGTTGGATGAAGGATTGGACTGAAGAGGAGCGACTAGACAAGTTCTTTGAATTCTGTCAAGTATTTGATAAACGTGAAGATCAGTTGCTATCAGAAGACTATCAGATCTTCTCGCACAGACTACACTGGCATGAACATCCATTTTGTGACCTAATGAAATCAGTTACAAATAGCAGAGATCGTTTATGGTACACCTTAGTATTCTCATTTACCAATGAACATTGGGGAACTCTAACCAAACTTATTAATGAAGGTGAAGATGCACTTAAAGCACATTTTAAGGAGAACAGACACGCTAGAAATGATTTGTTTCAGATCTATTATCCAAAGGGGACTGACGTTAAGGAGTGGCTTCTATGGGGACCTAAGAAAGCTGCTGATAAAATGGCACATGTATTAGACAATCTTGATAGACCATATACGATGATGGAATTTGCTAAGATTATGGAAAAGTATTTTAAAGAAGATCAAAACTTCAGAAGTCCTTTATATCCATGTAAAAACACTGCAAGATATTTGGCAATGGCATATCCTCATTTAGTTGATCCAGAAACACCATTGTATGGAGGTACAGGACACTTTCAAGGACTACAACAAATATTCAGTGGAGCATATTTAAATGGTAAGGTAAAATATTCTATCGGTAAAGATGGAGAATTTATTGCTGAAAACAAATACGCTGAAACTTGGTTAGAGCAAATGGAGAAGTTAGTTAACGATCCTAGAAATCCAATGACTAGTCAAAAGTGGCTAAACATAGAAGATAAAACATGTTTCTTTTATAAGCATATTGCTATTACACATGGTGTTAAATCACCAACCAAAAGAATACCATATACTTGGATATTCCCAGAAACATTTTCATTAAAGAAATAATATGTCACATAACAATCACACAAAAAGTAAGTTCAACCAAGATCTTAATTTAGCTTATCCTAATAGAGATGCATGGTTAGAATTAGCAGGAGATTGGAAAGATCCATTTCCAGCACCAATAGTAAAAGAACACGAAGGCTTTAATGTAGTCAGAGAGGATTTAATGGGTTTTGGTTCTAAATGTCGCTTCGGTGATATTTTAGTTTCATCATGTCAATCAGATACTTTAGTTTATGTTCAACCTCGATATGGTTTTGCTGGAATTTCATTAGCTTATTTAGCTGAGAAGTACAATAAGAAATTGGTTCTTTTTAGTCCAAGTCAAAAAGAAATTTCAGATCATCAAGCAATATGTATTGAAAGAGGTGCAGATATGAAATTTAGAAGAATTGCTGCGATGCCTAATTTAAATAAGATCGCAAAAGATTGGGCTGCTGAAAACAATGCATTCTTTATCCCGCTTGGATTACGTCACGAATTAGTTACAGCTGCTGCAGTTAAGGTAGCATACGATTTAGCTCAAGTACATGGTGAACCTAAAGAAGTTTGGTCAGCTATTTCAACTGGAGTTTTATCAAGAGCTTTACAGATCGCGTGGCCAAATGCAGATTTTAATGCAGTTGCAGTTGCTCGTAATATTAAAGATGGTGAATTGGGAAGAGCGAAAGTTTGGTCTCATCCTAAAGAATTTAGCCAAAACGTTGCACCACAATATGCACCGCCATTTTCATCAGCATTAAATTATGACGCTAAAGCGTGGGAATTTATGGTTCGACATGGTAATGAAGGCGCTTGGTTTTGGAATGTTGGTGGTGCACCAGTTCCTGAATTTTTAGACAAATCAACAATAAAATCAGAAAGAGCTTGGGGAGAAATAATATGATAAACGGTTATAAAGATTTTTTGATGTACGTATTAGTATTAATATGCGCTATTGGAATTTCAATAGGTGCTATCATTATTATTGCTGAAATATTAGATGTGTTGACTGTGAGCCATAATTATTTTTGGTCACTAATAATCTATTTTTTAATAACTTCAGGTATAACTATCACGTCAGTCTACTTAGAAAATAAAGAAAACAAAAAAGAAGAGGATAGATAAGGTATGATTACAAAAGCTAACACTTTAAAGAAGGTTATTTTGGTATTAGTTGCATCAACAGTAGGAGCAACTGGTCTTAATCTTGCGTCAACGCAGACGCTATCATATTACGCGATACCGCATAATGAATACTTTATTTGTGGATTAAGTTTTTTAATCACAATAGGCACGGCTTGGTTAATACTCAGAAAAAAACATAAGTGATTTAATGAGAAATCAAATTTAAAAGCCCTCCTATTCACATAGAGAGGGCTTTTTTAGTATATCATTGAAACTTTTATTAATAAACATATAAAAAACAAAACGAATCATGAAATTTAGAAGACTATCAGATTTAGAAGAAGTTGAAATTGGCAAATATGTAGCAGAATACATGGCCAATAACGAAGACGTAACTCTATACGTGGGCTGCGATAGTCAAAACAGGGCTATTACTACACATTACGTTACTACAATTGTTATGCACGTCGGTGAATCAGGTTGCCATGTCATTTATAAAAGAGACGTTGTTCCCAGAATCTTTGATATGTGGACACGTTTATGGAATGAGGTTGAAAAATCAGTAGAGGTTGCATTATACCTTAAAGAATGTGGTGTCAATGTTCATAATATTGACTTAGACTTAAATAGTGATGCTGCGAATGCTTCTAACAAATTAGTAGCTGCTGCAACTGGTTATGTTCATTCATTGGGTATTTCTCCTAGGATTAAACCTGAAGTTTTGCCAGCGGTGCATGCTGCAGATAATTTGGTCCATAAATAAACAATTCATAAAAACTGAGTACAATATATAGTTTGAAAATACAATAACATACATGGATAAAATGGAAGATAGCTTTAATAGCAATAAGAAAAAACCTTCTGGTAAAACACCATATTTAGATTCGTTTGGAGAAGATCTAACCAAAATGGCAGAGGAAAAGAAACTTGATCCAATCATTGGTCGAGACGAAGAAATCCAACGGATTTGTCAAGTCTTAGCTCGTAGAAAAAAGAACAATCCAATCTTATTAGGAGATCCAGGTGTTGGTAAAACTGCCATTGTTGAAGCTATTGCTCAGCGTATTGTAGAAAAGAAAGTTGCTAGAGTATTATTAGGCAAACGTTTAATTTCTATTAATATGGCAAGTATCGTTGCTGGTACTAAATATAGAGGTGAATTTGAAGAGAGAATGAAAGCCATCGTAGATGAACTTAAAGAGAATCCAGATGTTATTATCTTTATTGACGAAATTCATACTGTAGTTGGTGCAGGTGGTGTTAGTGGATCTTTAGATGCATCTAATATTCTTAAGCCATCTTTGGCAAGAGGTCAAGTACAATGTATTGGTGCAACTACACTAGATGAGTATCGTGAAAACATTGAAGATGATGGAGCATTAACTCGTCGTTTTCAAGAAGTATTTATTGATCCACCAAGTGTTGATGAGACCATTGAAATCTTACAAAGAATCAAAGGTCAATATGAAGAACATCATGCAGTAAGTTATACAGACGAAGCTTTAATAGCATGTGCTAAAATGTCAGATCGTTATATCACACAGCGTGAATTGCCAGATAAAGCAATTGATGTTATGGACGAAGCTGGTGCAAAAATGCATATTGCTGAAGTTAAATTACCGCTTTCTATCAAGAAAATTGAAAAAGAGGTAGAAGACATTAAACTTAAGAAACTTGATTTTGTTAAAAAACAAGACTACGAAGGTGCTGCAACATATCGCGATAAAGAATTAGATAAGAAAAAGGAATTAGAAGATAAAATCACAGAATGGGAAAACTCTCTTAATAAAGACAAAAAACTAATTTTAGAAGAGCACATTGCAGACATTATCGCTCAACAAACTGGTATTCCAGTAAGCAGATTAAAAGACAACGACCAGAAAGCTTTAATGAAACTTGGTGATGATTTAAAAGCACAAGTTATTGGACAAGATATAGCAGTTGAAGCACTTGCTAAAGTTATTAGAAGATCTAGAGCGGGAGTTTCAAATCCTAATAAACCAATTGGATCTTTCATGTTTATTGGTCCAACAGGAGTTGGTAAAACAGAAACTGTAAAAGCCTTAACACGTCAAATGTTTGGTACTGACGAATCTCTTATTAAAATAGACATGAGTGAGTATCAAGAAAAGTTTAATGTAAGCAGATTAATTGGAGCGCCTCCAGGATATGTTGGTCACGAAGACGGTGGACAATTAACTGAAGCTGTAAGACGTAAGCCATATTCAGTAGTTCTTTTTGATGAGGTTGAAAAAGCTCACCCAGATATTTTTCATACCTTACTTCAAGTATTAGATGAAGGTCGTTTGACAGATTCATTAGGTCGTACAGTTGATTTTAGAAATACAATCATTGTTATGACATCAAATATTGGAGCTAGAAAGGTTGCAGATTTTGGAACTGGAATTGGCTTTAAAGGTGAAGGTGATGAAATTATGCAACGTTCTAAAATTGATTCAATCATTAAGAAAGAGCTTAAGACCAAATTTGCTCCAGAGTTCTTAAATAGATTAGATGACATCATCTTATTTGACGATCTTAAGAAGGATTCAATTATCAAAATCATCGATATTGAATTAAACAAGCTAAAAGAGAGAATGGCCGATCAGTATACATTAAGCTTTGGAAAAGCTTTAAAGGATTTTATTGCTGAAGTTGGATACGATCCAGCATTTGGAGCAAGACCTCTTAAAAGAGCAATTCAACACCACGTTGAAGACGTATTATCTGATGCTATCATTATGGATAGTATTAAGAATCCAGACAAAGTTATTATAAACTACGATAAGAAAACTGATAAAGTAACTATCAAATAAACGAAGGCGCTCTAAGCGCCTTTTTTTATAAACAAAAATTCAATATTCCGTATAAGATCTAAACAATAAACTAGATATGATTATTTATAGTATAAACGAAGAATTCCAAGCATTTTTAGATAGATGTGAATCTGAATCGGCACCAAGAGGTTTAAAGGTAAGAGAATCTCTTTTAGAATCAGTTGATCTGATCCCAACCAAAACAATAGCTAACTTCGAAAACAGACCATTTAACTTTAAGTATTTTTGTGGTGAATTAGCATGGTATTTAAGTCAAGATAATGACATCGAATATATCGGCCAATTTTCTAATTTCTGGAAGAACATCACAAATCCAGGTACAAATGAAATCAATTCAAATTATGGTACTTTGTTATTTGGCAAGCAACTTCAATGGGTTGTAGAAAGCCTTCAAAAAGATCCAAACTCTCGTCAAGCAATTGCATTCGTTAATAAGCCTGATTTTCAATTCGAAGGCAATAAAGATTTTGTTTGTACGATGTACCTAAACTTCTTTATTAGAGATAACGTATTGCACATGAAAGTTCAAATGAGATCTAATGATGTATTCTATGGTTTGACTTACGATGCACCATTCTTTAGTTTCGTAATGCAACACGTTTACTTATGGCTTAAACCAACTTATCCAGAATTAGAATTAGGTGGTTACTTGCATTTTGCAGACAATATGCATTATTACGAACCACATTTTGAATTAGCTGAAGAAATCATGGAATCAGATGTTTCTTTAACTGACAAATACGAATTTACTTTAACAGAACCTTTCTTTGAAATAGTAGATAATGAGCTTTTTATCACACGACATGGAGATACTTTTATAAATGAAGTAAATACCTTAATACAAGATACTAGCAATAAACAAAGCGATTGGTTTAATTTATTAGCGAAGTATGTTAAAATATAAGGATAACACTATGGATCGTAAGATTCCCATCTACAGAATCAAAAGCAGTAGTCCTATTCAGGAAATGCGACTAATGGTACAAGAACAACAAGATGAATTGTACCGAGTAATCATTGAACACATCATGGAATGTATAGATGGTGAAGCAAGCGAAGGTGAAACACTAGCATACATAATTGATGAAAATGATAATGAATATGATTTGAGTATCTACAAAGATAATTGGATCGATGCCTTATCAAAAGCACGTGATTATTTTATCTCTATTGAAGAATATGAAACATGCGACCTAATCAAACAGATGATAAACATTATAAATAAAGACAAATGAATTACGGAAAAGAATTTCAAAAATATGCAATGAGTGACCATAACGTTAGCTCATTAAATTTAAACTATTATCAAAAACAAATCGAAGGATCAATGACTCCTTACATTTTGGAAGAACGTCAACTTAGAGCTACTCAAATGGACATTTTTTCAAGATTAATGATGGATCGTTTGCTATGGGTTGCAGGTGGAGTAGATGATAATATGTCAACAATTGTACAAGCACAGTTAATGTTCTTGGATTCTGTTAACAAAGATGATATTACAATGCATATCGATTCTCCAGGTGGATCTGTTAAATCTGGTCTTTCAATGGTCGATGTAATGGAATATATCAAGTGTGATATTATTACAGTAAACACTGGAATGGCAGCATCTATGGGATCTGTATTGCTTGGAGCAGGAACAAAAGGTAAGCGTAAGTCTTTGCGTCATAGCCGAGTAATGTTGCACCAATCTTCAGGTGGATTTAGAGGTAATATTCAAGATGCTCAAATCGATTGGAAAGAATGGCAATTGGTAAATGACGAACTATTTATTCTTTTGGGTAAATATTGCGATAAAACTTCAGAGCAGGTTAAAGAAGATGCAAGTCGAGATTTTTGGTTAGGTGCAGAAGAAGCCGTTAAATACGGTATTATCGATAGCATCGTTAAACCATTGTAATGAAACTTAAATAGAACATAGAATATAACAACCATGACAATCTACTTTTGGATCAAAGAAACTGATCTAGCTATTTTAGATAGAATTTTAAAAGAACCTACAGCGTATATTCTGACAGATCCTATTTTTATTTTTACAGAAAAAACATTACCCAAAAGTAGATTGATTTCAATATCATATTCTGATTACATTTTTCTAGAAGACAACGATTTAATTAAAAAAATATTTTAATATGAAACGAGACAAACAACGCGAGGTTTTTATCAAACTTATAGATATGCAGATGGCGCAACATAGTTTGACTTACGAAGATATTAAGAATGATCCTAATTTTTATACAAATTATTCAACTACTCCAGATAACGAAAGAAAATGGAGAGAAGAAGGCATAGAATTAATTAGAAAAGAATTAAAGTTATCTAAGAAAAATGCTGAAGTTGAAATGGCATGGGTAGTTTTACAATGGGGACTTACAATCCCTTCAGAAGAATATGCTCTTGATGAATATTTAGCACATCGAAAAGCTCATAAGAATTTATAATGAATCCAGCTCAGATACATGCATGGTGGAGAAGATTCTACCCAGTCATGAAAGTACCCAAAAAGTTTTTATACAAAGGTGCACCAGAGCTTATCCAACGAATTGAATTTGGAGAGTATGATACTGATCCACTATTTGTCCAAGCTAAGTTAGAAGAGGTTCTATTACAATCCAAAGTAGATCTTATTAATGCTGAGCGAATGGGCCGAGAGGCCAAAGAAGATAAAATTTACTGGGAAACTAAGACTCATAAAAAGCGCATGAGAATTATGCGTGAGAAACATCATGAAAATGAATTTAAATTATTACGTAGTCTTAGAGATGCTTTAATTAAAGGATTCGAAATGACAGATGAGCGTGTCGATCAGATCATGGAAACATGTGATGGTGATGCCAGATTTTTATTCTATTATTGCTTATATGAAAAAAGAGGTCAGATCTTGACCGAAGAGGAATACGATAAGATTCCAAGGTTGATTCAAGCACAACCTAAACACATGCTAAGAAAAAAGCAAATCAAATACCAAGAAACCTGGAATAAAATAGCAGATCAATTGCACGAAAAGTTACGCTAATATATAGCGTATGGATGATCTGAGTTTCAATTGGTTTATAGAACCACCAATAGACATAGAGTTTAAGAAATACAAATTGATGGCACAAATTGCGCGCCATGAAAAGAGTATTGAAAATTGGCAATTACTATCAGCTTTAAACTACACAGAATTTCAATTATCAAATTTATATAAATTCGTTCATTTCAAAGGAGAGATTGATGAAAAAAGAAAGGTCTTGAAAGGTATAGATTTTTCAAACATGGAATTAATCTATGAACTTCCAGGAGATCAACCTGAAATAGAACAACTTGTTGCTATAGCTGATTTTGCAATAGACAAATATGAAGAATTATATAGATCAGTTAGAGATGTGTGGAGAGAAGTTGAATATCGTGCATCATTGACTTACATTCCTTCTCGTCCTATTCAATTAGGATCAGGAATTATCATCATCCCATACAAAGATAAATTTAAAGTATACGAGTTTAAATATCCTGCACATTTTGATGGCGATTGGAGAGGATTTAATTTAACACACGTCTTTGATAAAAATCTAAATGAAGATCAAATTACAAAAATATTAGACTATGGCAGAAATAGTTTAGGACACAATATTTTTATTAGGATATCGAAGGGACTTGATTTGTATCATTTTCACGAAACCGTTATTCCGATAGTAAAACAAAAAGTTTTTTTAGATTTAAAAAAGAACTACTTCTTTTAAAGAATGATATATACAAAAACGAAAAATAGATAATAATACAAATGCCATACGTTTCACAAAACGACATCTTAGCATATATCGCATCGGTAGATGGTTTTACTCAAGGTACGACTAAAACATTTACCCTAACGCTATTTAAAGACTTTATTAATAATCAATTAGATGCATCTCAGATTGATTCAATAAGTGTAGTGCTATACGATTCGATTCAATTAAAGAAATTCGAATATTCTAGACCTAGAATTATAGGTAGAACAGATGCTATTGCAATTGGAAGTACTTCCAATAATACTCAGGGTCAAATTAGCTTTACGGTTACACCTGCTCAATCAGCGGCTATTATGTCAGGTGCTTTGTATGCTGAAATTACTATAGTTTATAACAGTTATTTCCCAAGTGGAAGAACTTACGTTTTACCTTATTTACAAATTGCGACAATATTACAATCAAGCGGAGGAGCTCAAGGTGCACAAGGTGGTGTAATGCCTATTGAAGATTCTCAAGTGCCCGCAATAACATATACAGTTGGTGCTGTTAATGGATCAAATCCAAATAGTGGTAAAATTACTTTTAATGCAGCTGCTGCAGAATCAGTAACTAATATTAAATTACACAATCAAGATAGTAATGCAAAGAGAAATGCGCTTCTAGAAAGTTATTTAAGTGATTTAATTGATGGTGAAAATGCAAATGTAATATTAACAGTAAATAATTATTATTCTCCAGAGTCTTATGCTTTATATAAGATTACTTCATGGTCAAGAATTGATTTAAATGCAGATACAACTGATGATTCTATTACAGACGGTTTAAATTTAACTGTTGAGTTTTTAACAAAGCCAACAAGTACAATTCATACATATCTTCCATGGGCCGTAGGTCAAACAATTACTTTATTGTTAGACGCTTATGGATCTTCAAGTGGAGCAACAGGTGCTCAAGGCGCTACTGGATCAACAGGAGCTCAAGGTGCAAATGGTACTAATGGAGCTCAAGGTGCAAATGGTACTAATGGTGCTCAAGGTGCAA